TTATCCAAGATGTTTGAGATAATCTCGCGATCTTGTGCGTTGTGCGAAATAGAGTAGCCATAGCTATTACCGTGGCAACCTACCTTACCATCGCCATCTTCATGCAAGTAACCTGCAGCTTGCACCATATCCTTAGGCACATTTTGACAAATTTCGCGATGGTAGGAACCTGCGCTGCCAATGAAAAGTGTTCCATCCTTAAGCAAAACAAACTTCAATTCAAGCATTAGAATCTCCATAAAAGTTGACAAATCTTATTGTACCACAACTCGGAGCACTTGTAAACAGGGGGAGCATTTTGTGCTCCCCCTGGAAAAGCTTACATAACATCAGGCGGTGGTGAATCCTTTTGTTTTGTAGACTTTTCAAAATTGCCGTATCTTGCCGTAATGAACTTGCTAAACCCTTCAACAGAAGCAACATATGTAAGGTATGCGAGGAAAAACTCCACACTTAACGTACCTTGCATCGTCATCTTGACCACAATCCATGTGGCCGTTAAACCACCAATTAACTGTAAAATTTTAGTTAGCGATACACCTTTACCGTCTTTGGTTAGCATATCTGCAAATTCTAATTTGTCTTGTTTTTGTATCCTATAAAAAAGAAACAACATTCCGGCAACAAGTATAAAATACATTGCGGATGTTATGTTCAGCGTATATCCAAGAAATTCTAACATTTTGCACTCCCATTCTTTTTGTATTTATGGGTAGGCATTAAAAAAGCCACTTTTAAAGTGGCTTTTCTTATTTTGATACTAATGCTATATTTGCGCGCGTTTTTTATTCTTGCAATAGCTTTTTCAGATTATTTAGACCACCGATAGCGGTTTCGTCTTTAAGAATAAATGGCATAGCCCTAACTGTAGGGTACTTGTGCATAAAGTCTTGCACAGTCATATAGGTGACATTTTCCTCTAATTTAGTGTGTTCATACGCAATTTGTATGATATTAAATTCTAAAGAATTGCTTTTTAATAGCTGCTTTGCAGTTTCACATTGTGGGCAGTTCTCTTTTGTGTACACAGTAAACATAATATCCTTTCTTTTATACCAATTCAAATTTTAAATTACCACAATCCCAAATTTTATCATAGCCCCGGGCTAACATAATTTCTCTTTCTGATTGCCCAGGTAATCCGTTTAGCGTATGTTTTTGGAATGCAGTCCTATGAAAAATTTTTCCATCTTTAACATATCTATAACCAGGCGGTGTAGGAGGCAACATAGAGAATCCGAGAGCATGATACATATTCCCATTACTCCATCTTCTATCAGCATATGAGATAATGCTTCCCTTGTATTCCTTCCTAAAGGCAGATAAAAGTTTGCCTGCACCACCCCGAACGTTTTTGCTTGATGAAAATCTCAAAAGCTCATAAGAGTAATTTTTATTGTATCTGGCTTTTCCAAATGTCATAACCGAAACCAGAGTTTCACCCTCAAAGAGCCCATATCTAATACTTGATTGACAAGAACCTTGCAGATGATACGTCTCTAAAAACTGTCTAGCTTCATTGTGCGAGATCTTTTTTACTGTGCATTTTCTAGCATCAACTTTTTCAAGATGCCCAAGTTTTGAGCATATAGAATGTTTAACAGCATTCCATTTTTCTTCTATTTCTATGTCCGTGAAATGCAGTAGCTGTATACCACTCTTTAAACATTCTTCTGTCTTGGTTAAATGATATTTCTTATCTTTCCCATATTTTTCACCATGAAAATAAATTCCATTAACCTCAATTGCAATCCTATTAGGGACAAGAATGTCGATTTCTCTTGGAGCTATTAATGACCTTACATTTACTTCTGTTTTTTCGCCTAACGACTTGAGTAATTCTAAGACCTTTTGTTGTGGTTTTGAACTTCCATGACATGATGGGCATCTAGGGTAAAATGAGTGCTGCCCAGTCCACAAATATTTGGAAATGATTTCACCGCAATTATGCTTAAGCTTTATCTTTTCTTCATGTGTGCCGGCAAAAGTTTCTGTTATGAGTTCCCATTCTTGAAACTTGCCAGATATATTCTTTAGAATCTGCTTCCTGATCGTGTCATTGATTTTTTTAGAAATGGTTTTAGACTGCCTGCCCGTCCCGCCATATTTTGTTTTCATCGTATTTGAAATTTTGCCTTTGACGGCTTCTGAAGACAGCGGTGAAGAACTGCCAAATTTTTGCAAACACGTATCTCTTCTTTTCACTTTTGCGCTTTCGACTAAGCTTGGATTATTAACACCATATTTGCTTAAAAGTGTATTTTCTGATTTCTCTCTTACTCTTTCAGAATCTATAGATGTTCCATTAATAAGTTTAGTTTTCTCGCTGTTTTTGACTCTTGCTGACCCTTTTGCATTCATGCATTTCTTACTACAATACTGTGACCAGCCACCACGCGCGGCGTAAAATTTCGTCGCTAAGCCACATGTCAGACATTTACCTGGGCCAAGTAAACCATTGTTTGCGTTAAAAATTAATTCAGCAATACTACCATTAGGTAATAATAGAGCGCTACGCAAATCTTCTATATGTGGGGCAAATAATGGACCCAAAGGGGAATATTTCCCCTTTCTAGTACCTAGCAGCTTCTGAATAAGTTCAGATGCTTGGGAGCTGGTCATATTTGACATCAGATGTCATTGCTCCAATCAAATAACTTACAGACTCATTTTCCTGTAAAGCAGTCTGTGTTTTATTTGTGTTGGTATATTTCTTGAACCAAGGAAGAGGGGCATGCTTGATGCCAGCAGAATATTTTACACCAACTCTAGGCAACTCATTCTGCGCAGTGTAATCAATGTGCGCACACATGATTTGGTGATTCAGACCTAATGTAGTTCCTCTGCTAAAAATATGCGCAGACCAATCTTTTTCTTCTTTAATGCAATCATGATACATTTGCTCAACCTCTTCTGCCGTATCATGCTTTGCCGCCCTAAATCGCTCATCGGTCTTTAACACTGTGTTAATTTGCCATGCTGTAGCATCTTTGTGCAACAACTCATCAGCCAAAATTAATTGGATAATGTTGCCATTACCAACAAAAATTTTGTTTTCAACCATTCCCAGAGACGTGCTAAATGACACCATAAATCTAATAGCTTCTAGGCCATAAGACGCATTAAGCGCTTTCCATACAGCTTTCACATGCTCATATTCATCAACATGCAGATATTCCAAAATATGTTTAGGCGCTTTTTCTTTAACTGCCTGCTCATAAAGGAATTTCTTACAATTCAATAGATGAAGATCACTGTAATATCTGTCAATATTAGACAACATTCCAACAATTGGCTGTGTATCATGAATAGAATTGAATTGTTCAGATGGCATCTGATAGATGTTTCTGATAATATGAGAGTATGATTCACTGTGAATCTGTTCAAACGCAGACCACCAAAGGGCCCATGCTTCAGTTTCTGGGACAGAACACACCGGTGTAAACACCTGGACAGGAGCTCGACCCTGTTCAGAATCAAGGGCAGTCTGCCTTAAAAGATTTTGCGTAAAAATGAACTTTGTGGCTTCATCTGCATTAGCAAAATCTATTTTATCTTTAGTCAGCGTGACTTCGTCAGGAACCCAAATATACCCACGCTGTGTTTTAGTAAATTTATCTTGTTTGGGGAATGCAAAGTCATCGTAACGTTGTATGGTCACAGACCCTGCAGGATCTAAAAACATTTTTCGCGAAGAGTAATTTGTTTGTTTTGTGAAATCAAGATTGCTCATTTTGTCATCCTAACACTTTGTGCGTCAATTACTTGACGCATTTAATTTTAAACTCATTTGTAATTTATAAAGAATAATATCCAGGTAGGGCCTGGATATTATCCACTAGTTACAAGACACAAGACTCGCAATATTCATCGCCCTCGTGATCTTCACCACTATTATCTTTTTGTTTTTCTGACGATTGTTGTGCCTCTTGAGAGTCTGATACCGCTTCAGCAGCAGCTTCTTTTTCTAGTAACAGGTAGTACAGTGACTTGCCACCCCACTTTGCGAACAGCATCTTATTTTTAAGTACTACGTTAACATCAATTTTACCATCTGGGAAATACCTTGGTGAATAAAATTCATCTGCTGAAATACCCTGATCAGTATGAGCCTGAAGCACACAAATAGTCTTCAAATAATCCAAGCAGTCGGGTTGGTCCCAGAGTAACTGATAATGGTTCTTGAGCTTCTTGTATTCTGGAACAACTTGAACGAGATCACCAGAAGTCTTTGAGCGTTTTGTAACAATAAGCTGTTTAGCAAAATTAACACCGTTTGTAGAATTAAGGACTACAGAAGATGATTCAACTGGCGCGATTGCTCCAGTTGTTGCATTTCTCACACCATACTTAATCATGTCACCGCGCAAACCTTCCCAATCTAATTCAGGGTTAGGAGTAAAATCAGTCAGTTCATCCACACCTTTAGCGCGTGTTTCCCACGTAAAAATTCCCTGACCGTATTTCGTCAGATGTGATAATTTGCAAGGACCTTTCTCTTTTGCCAGATCGACGCTCATTTCAGTAAGATAAAAATTCTGGTATTCATTCCACTTTTTAACCTCTGCTAGAGCCTCAGGCGTCCCGTACTTAAACTTTCTCTTTGCGTGCCAATAAGCTAGGTTAGTGATACCAATCCCGATCGGCTCAAATTCTTCATTATGCAATTTAGAGTGAACGGACAAAAAGTCCTGATATTGGAGCAAATTATGTAACGCGCGGTGCAGCGACCTAATAGGTTTACGTAAATCCTCAGGGTGCTTTACTGCGCCCCAATTCATACTACCTAAAGTGCACAATGCAATTCTGCCAGTATCTTCATCAACATCAAAGGTTGTAGTGGTATCTGTCTTCTCTACAATCTTAGGGTTTTGATACTGAGCAGGCAAATTCACAAGGAATTCTGCAGCCTCTTCACTCGCCACAGACATTCTCTTTTTAACTGTGTTACCAATTGCTGCAGTTGGCAACATAATTTCGGTGCAAAGATTTGTTTGATAAATTGGGTGGATCTTCGTATCAAATGAACTTTGTCTTTGGACATTGTCAATGTTTAGAATATAGATTCTACCTGTTTCAGAGCGTTCTAGGTTAACCCAATCCTTAATTACTACCTCAGCACTCTTAACTTTCTTCCTCAAATCAGTGCGCTTCTCATATTTTACATAAAGCTTCTCGAATAGATCAATATCTCTGTAAAAAGCTTCATATAAATCAGGGACTTCGTTAGGATCGAAGAATGTGATGTTGCCCTGCTCTTTAAAACGTCTCCAAAAGAACGAGCTCATAACGACGCAATAGTCAATTTGTCTTACTCGCGTTTCTTCAGTTCCCTTGTTGTTCTTTAGTATAATGTAGTCTTCAAACTGATAATGCCAAATAGGGAAGTTAACAGTAGCTGAAGCATTTCTAACGCCACCCTGAGAACATGAACGAAGATCACCGAACCACTTCTTAATGAATGGCAAAATACCAGTGTGCATCACTTCACCGTTGCGAATCGGTGCACCCAGCGGGCGCATGCGCCCGAATTCCAAACCAATGCCAGCTCTTTTTGCTGCATAGTTTGCCATGATCTTACCAGTGTCAAAGATAGAATCTAACGTGTCATCACTTCTTAACAAGACACAAGAACTAAATTGCTTTGTTTTTGTTCCAAGCCCAGCCAAAACTGGTGTAGCAAGCGTAAACATGCCATCTGATGCGTAGTTATAGAAGTCGCGCACATACTTCATGCGATCTTTCTTTTCTGCATGGAACGCAGTCGCAGCGGCCACAATATATCTGACTTGTGGGGTTTCTACAATTAATCCTGTTGCGCGGTTTCTAACAAGGTATTTCTCAATAAATTGTTCAATTGCGGCAAAAGTCAAATGCTCATCTTTTTCATGGTTAACAAAGGACTCCATTTGGTCCCATTCTTCTTCAGAATACCATGTGAGTAATTCTGGTGTATACAATAGAAGATCAACATTCTTTTTGACAATCTCATACAAGCGTGGTGGCTTATAGCTACCAAATACATCTTTTCTAAGCATTGTCAGGCGTTGCCGCCCAGCAGCAAATTGATAATTTGTATTACCAATGTCTGGGTTTAATTCTTCATCGATTAGATTCACCATTGCTTTTAATGCAATCGCATCTAATTCTCGCGTAGGCATTTTTTCGTAAAAATGGGGTTGCGCACTAATCTGGATCATTGATGGAGACACTTCTGGTATCCCTTCACAGACCTTATCAATTTGCGCCTGCCACTTACGCAAGTCAAACTTTTCTAATGTCTTATTTCTTTTTTCAATTAGGTCGATAGTTTTCATTGTCATGTTTATTATTGGTAATAGTTATATTATAAGTTAATCTTGTTACAATTAAGTGCTCGCTTCAGGACACTTGCTCAAAATTTAAAATTGGTTTTTGTGCTGTAATCGCGCATTTCATTATTCCGCCTCAGCCAACCATTTAAAAACCTATTTTGTTCCGGTCTTTTTGCCACAATGTTTCTGTAAAAAGTGTCGCGTTGATTACAGATATTATTGCATATTTTAATTTCATCCAACATTCTTACCTTTCCGAGTGTCGCCGGGCCGATTATGCCGTCAGGTGTAACCCCAACTGCGTTCTGTAGGAAACGATTTGCTCTAGCAACCCCGAAATTTACACAGCCGTCAAAATGTAAAATTGCTACCCTAAACGGTAATTGGTCGCATCTCCCAGCAAGCCAATACTTTCTGTAATAGACATCTTTTGCTTGAGCCCAAGTCAACGTCGTTATATTGAGTTCTGGATTAGCATTTTTAGCCACACCAAATTTAGTTTCTCCGCCTCTGTCTACAGGGTCATTTACATATCCAACATTCCTTCTTTGTTGTGGAGTTGATATTTTGCCTGCCTCAACATCAGGCGTAAGCTTCCACCAACCACCAACCTCATATATCATTGCGTGATTTACTGCATATTCAAAAGCTGCAGGGTATTTCATGTTCTCTCCTCCTGGTATTCTAGAGGAACTATTTACAGTTGAAAACACGACCCGTAATACGCAAGTACAAAATTGCCTTTAGCAAATTATTTAGAAAAGTGAATAATAAATGCAAATCGCGCATAAAAACTTTAGTTTTTATGCGCGATTTTACAACCTGAATTATCTTATCCCAGGATATCCCCAATAGTCATGCCACCAATGTATCTGTAAATATCGTGAGGGCCGCACACAATACCATAAAACCCTTCTTTATTGTGGAATCGCTCTGGGCCTGTTGGATGAACCATCGCAGAGCCTTTAGGAATGGCTGGATGAATTACTGAACCACGCTGGTTTAAATCTAGCACCTTTATTTTTGTTGTCACTAATTTTGAATCTGTTGGACAAAACAACAATACATCATGCTCAAATGTTGCACACGCTGTAATAGGTATAGCATCAACGGTATACGTCTCTCTATCAACGGCAATAACATGCCAACTCGCAGGGACTTCTATGTCCAGATTTTGTGCTCTTATTTTAAGTGTCGGCCCAACAGTCTCCTCTAGATATTCCAAAGCCTCTAGCTTAAAATCCATCATGTGTCCGCTAAAAGACCAAAAATGGGAGACGCCTATTGGTGCAGACAATGAATCCACAATATATGGCTTATTTGTTTCGCATAAAATTTGCATGATAATCCTTTTTACAATTCAATCTTTACAATTTAACCGCTTTGTTAACAATGTACTTGGCTTCTTTGTAATATTTGTTTCTTTCTCTAAAATGTTTTTTAGACCATTTTAATTTAGAATGAACATCTAACACATAAGCCTTAGATTTATCCGCGCCTTTTCTAAGGCTTCTACCAATAGACTGTATGCATCGTACAAACGATTTGCCGCTGTCTACCATTACTAGCGCAAACACTCTATCGATAGAAATACCTGTAGAAGCAATGCCAAAGGTTGCAATCACGATTAAGTCATCTCTGTTTTCAAAAGTGCTATACCACTCTGCTCGCACCTCATTGTCTGTGGCCCCATGCAGAAATTCAGAATCTTTTATTAGCTTTTGTAGTTGTTGTCCCTGCTTAATACTGTTGACCAAAACAAGTGTATTACCTTTTTTATTACATGTGTCAATGATAATATTTGCTAACAAATCTAATCTATCAGGACTCTTTGTCAAAAATGCTTTTTCAGATGCGTAGTCTGGGAACTCCTCTGATACATTTTCTTGGATCTCTACCGGCTGAATCTCAAGTTCCGCTAGGTATCCCATTTCCATCAATTCTGCTGCGGTAATTTCATATAGACTTGGTCCCAGAAGACCTTCTAGAGTCATTTGCTGCAATTGGTTTTTTGGTAACGTCCCGGTGAACCCCCACCTATACCCAATGTGTTTTCCGTGAGAGCTTAATAGGTCACCAATAACTTTTGCCGACGCTCCATGGGCCTCATCTACAATCAATGCTGAGAAATTTTCCAATAATGCAGGATTGTTCTGCAAAGACTGCCATGTGGAAATAACAGTTTCGTGGTGGAAATCCTTACCAGCACCGCTGTACGTACCAACATCTAGTTTACATAACCTAAAAGTGGCAGCAGTTTGTTCCACAAGATCCACAGAAGGGACTATTACCATTGTGCGTAAACCCGACTGTGCTAAAACGTCGCATAGCGCAGCAACCATAATAGTTTTTCCTGCACCGGTTGCTGCAATAATAAACCCAAAAGCAGCCTCTAAAGCTTTATTGACTGCGTCTACTTGATAAGGGCGTAGATCAACTTTTACTTCGATTCCTTCTTTATTATGAAACCATGAATGGTCAACCCTTTTATCAATACTAGGAACCGAGGGCCGCATATCATTTAGTTCTATATCATAACCCCAGGCATCGAGGAATGGTACCAAATGATCTAAAAGCCTAAAATAGATTTTTCCGGTCTTGTCAAACAACCTGACCTTTCCATCCCATCTACCAAGTTTAAATAAGGGCATAAAAAACGCCCCTTCAACCATATAAGCAAACTTATCTTCAAGAAATTTTTGATCTTGTGGTTCTAGCCCATTTATATGGCAATAAACTTCATCTCTAACAGTAATAAAACATTTTTTCATACAACACTAATTTTGAAATGTTTTTCGTAGCCGTTCTCTTTTATCCACAGATAAAGTGAAAAAGAGCCGCCGGTTGTAACTGCCATAAACAGTAGAGTCTGACAAACTTGACAGGCTTCGAATGCTGAAATTGACGAATCTGGAGAAAATTCTATTTTAACTTCTCTATCATTTTCGTCTTTGTCGAAAAAAGAGATTCTTGGGAGTTTGCCAGTTTTTGGCGCGGCATTAAGCGTAACGATCCCTGTACCATTAATGCCGCTAATGCCATTAATGGTGTTAATGGCATTGGAGTTAATAATACTCCCTGGCAGATATCCAATGTTATAATTTTGCGGGATTTGAATACCTGCTGAAGTATTTTGTATTTTAGATAATAACGTCATGTAGCTCTGCCACTCTAAGTTTGGTAATATGTCCTACCATCCAACCCATCTGTTGAAAGGCCTCTACAATTGATGCTAGATTTTGGTAAATGCGTGAAGCTTCAGTGATTAATTGTTTTGCTTCGACTACATCTTTTTCGCCTTGTATTAAAGCTTGCATCTCACGTTGTCCAAGTGCTCGCTGCCCTGCCAAGTAATTTTTAGTGCATCTAGCTTCCAATTTACCAAGATACACTTCTAACCACTTAACAATATGCTTCGCATTTTCTGCGTGTCTAGCATATGTTGCTTGATGATAAGGAACGTCACGCGCAATTTTTTCTAGCCGTGCGCCCTGTATTTGAAATAAAACTTCGGCCGTTTTAATTAGCTCATCGTATTCAGAAAATATATCCCCCAATTGCAGGGCTAAATTATTTTCGTCTAACTCAAAAGTGCTTTCAATCATGCTATAATAAATTCATTTGTTTGGTAATCAAAATCTACGTTTTTGCCAACAAATTGCGTTAATGTTGACACGTCGACTACTATTCTAGGCATTGATGAAATTGTAACATCAAATTCGCACAGTTCCGCATTTGCGGTTAGGTTTAAAGTAAGTTCACTACCAGGTTTACAGGATATTCTGAAAATACTATCTTTAGATTCTAAAAGATTCAATATTTTAGACTTAGCGTTTAATGTTACCTGCATATATTTTTAAAGGGCCGAAGCCCTTGTTTATTGTTACTCTTGGTCGCCTTTCGTCTTAAGCACTAAAGACAAATCATTAATAAGATCCTTTACTCTCTTATTAAGCTTTCCTGGGCTGACAAAAACCTCTTTAGATTCAGTGTCAGAGTCTTTAAGCTTTACGCTCAAAATAAAACCACCACTAACAAATTCAATCTTAATAGTATCATTCATGGTAAATCCTTTTGGGGCTAATTAGCCCCAATTATGTTAACAGTTAATCTGTGGTTGCATCCGCTAAATCAACGTCCGTTTCAGGCTCATCTCTTTCAAGAATAGGTGTACACAGAGGATGCTTTAAGATTCTTTCGACAATGCTCTTGTCTAGATCTTTTTCCTTAAAGACAATTCTATCTTTTACCTCACCTGTAACTGGATCGGGGATTGTGCAAACATAAGAAAGCTTTTCGCCGGGCATTGTCCCTTTTGCAATTACGCCATCGGCTTCTAATAGCTCAATGAGACCTGAGAACGGGCTCATTCCCTTGTTATAAGGAACTTCCAATTCTACTTTTGTGCCAATCTTAGCAAATCGAGATTTATATGTTTCAAATCTCATTCGAACACCGGTGACTTCACCTTCTTCTTTCAGCTTTAGCTTGGTGACGATGCCAATAATTGAGACTGAGAATTTCGTCGAGTTGGTAATTGCCCAAGCACCGTCCCCAAGCATGATGTCTTGTGGATACACATGGTCTGTTAGAACCATAGAGATTGGGAGCCTGCCAATTTGGCCCAACGCTAAACGCAACATAGCCTTGCGACGCTTTGCTAACTGCCCCTGGTCACCTTTAATAACGCCGCCTTTTTCGTAGTTGTCCATTTCAGTTGTGGATGACAACATCGCCAGGGAATCAACAACGATAAGCGTTTTTGGTGCTTCTATGTTATCTTTACCATACTCTTTCTTATAGTTTTGAAAAAACTCAGAAAGAATCCCATTCATATCTTCAATTGTCGCAACCGAAATATATGTCAGCTTCTCTGGTGAAACATCTACACCAATTTTTGCCAAGTAATCTACGTCAATCGCATGTTCTGAGTCCAAATATAAAACATGGTATCCTTCGTCTTGCGCTTGTTTACACAGATTAGCAGAGATGTAGGATTTACCAGATCCAGAAGGTCCGGCAAAAAGAGTAAGCTTCCCAAGTGGAATTCCCCTTTTGTAATCACCGCTGAGCGCGCGGTTGAGGGCATAATTTCCCGTACCTAACCAAGTTTCAGTAGTTTTAATTCCAACTGCCACTGTGTCAAGCTTAGCAATTTCTTTTTTAAACTTGTCCAGAAATTTAAGTGTCATTACATTCTCCTAATATAATTTGCCGATAAAGAACGCGATTGAGCCGCTTAATACACCCAACATGAGATACTGAAACACCATACTTTGTGGAAATGTCTTTATAGGGACCATTTGCAAAATAAACTTGTCTTATAATCTCATCAGAGAATTTTTGATGAGATTTCGATATATTTAAGCGGTGTGTATCAGAAAAATTACGGCCTACAATCTTTTCCCGAACTGAAGTTCGTTGCATTGCTTCTTTAGTACATCGTGAAATCTTCTCGTTACACTCTTTGCTGCCTAAAGATGGACGAATGATTTTCTCTTTCTTCGGTCCCATTCCACAGCTAGTGGCTTCTGAGTGTTTTGCCTTGACGAGAGGATCTTGAAATGCCGCTTTAATTTTCTGTTTGGTGGCTTCAGAAACTCGCAATCCTACAGTCCCATCACCGCCATCTGTCAAATTCCAAAGAGTGCCTATTCCAAGATCTTCTCGACCGTATAAGGCAATTAACTCTATCTCTTTTAGCTTAGCATCATCATCGCTTTGGCACTCAATGATAAGCGGTAATACCCACTCACCAGTTTCAGCATAAATTTTTCTAAGCTTATTAGATATTCGAGTTTTGCGATTTCTACGGTGCGCTTTCCATCTACCATCCACCCCCTTTCCAACGTACCGTGGCACTTCGTTAAAGGAGTAGATGTAGACATAGTGCTTCACTTTTGGTTCACTCGCCTTGTGCTGCTTTTGCGGCTGCTTGACGTGCACGCAATTGCTCAACAACAGATAATTTCTTTTCTGTTGCAGGCGCTGGGGTTGGTGCAGCCTCTTGTACTTCTTCGCTTGGTGCCGACGTCTTAGCTGCGGTTACCTTTGGTGCTAGTTCAAGAGTTTCAGCTGTGTTACCAGAATCACCGTAAGAAGCGCCAGTCTGATCTGCTGCAAGCATCATCTCAATGGTAGCGCGGTCAACCTTCGGAGACCTAAAGTCTGCTAAGTTGTAAAGCTCAAGTTGCTCAATAACATCAGCACCTAGGCTTGTTTGCTTAGGAGCAAAGTTTGATGTCGTGTAAGAATTTTGACCATTGCCTGTAGAAGTCTTACGGAAGCGGAAATTATATCCAGCTTCGAGATCATAAGGAACCTCTTCCATGTCTCCGGACTTAAATGCAGCTTGAATTTGCTTGAATACCTGTGGACCAAACTCAACCAACTTCACCAGTTGCTCATGATCATGTTCGATTGGTGTCTCGATCACAATGCCCTGCCCAATGTAAGACTTCTTACGGTAATACTTCTTACCAAGAGCTTCATTGAAGTTGGGAGATTTTTCATTGTAATAATCGGCTGAAAGGTTGCAAATTGGGCAATCTTCGCCATACATCTTCAGACACGCGACTTTTTCTTTCTTGCCGTTAACAACTAGCTCGTGAACTAGATTTTCGACCAAGAAGCCAAGCGGGTTTTTATCATCAAGATCAGGGAGAAAGCGGAATGTAGATGTGCTATCCACTTCACCTTTCCAGAAGGGGAAGAACTTCTTCCAAGCAGGGTCTCCACCGCCACCTTCAGTTGTTTTGTTATTAAAAGTTGCTGCCAAATCTGCCAAAGATTTTTTCGTCATTTTTAAACTCCATTAAAAGAAAAATATGTTAAACAATAAACTTACCATTTGTATGGTAAAACTATTTATAGCGTTTCAACCATAAGTAAGTTTATTGAATATTGGAATGTTTTTCCAATAATGAAATTGTAACAAGTTATATGCGAATGGCAAAACTTGTAACAGGTTGATTCACATGAGCGGAATCTTAATGCCGTGTATCTTTGAAATAGTCAACAGTGCTTCTGCATTTCCCAATGCATCGTCTAGCGCGTTGTGTGTATGTTTAGTCTTTCTGAATTTTTTCCACTTGCTAGCGGCGTAAAAATCTTTTTCAAGACCGCTGTAAAAATCACCAATGCGCCTAGACGAAAAACCGAAAGGGTTTCTTCCTACATAATAATGGCAATAGTAATTTAGAAATTGCCAATCAAATCCATTATTGTCTGACGCCAGTACTGGCCTTCCAATAGTAGTTGAATCTACCCATTCAACTAAACGCTTAACAACTTCTTCGGGATCATTGTATAAAAGCGTTTTCTCTCTCGTAGTATTAATTGAATTCAATGCATCAACTTTAAAATTATCTGTGATTGGCCTTAATGTATCCCAAAATGTTACATCTAGACTAGGCGTCATTTTCACAAAGCCGACTTCCAGCATACTAAAAAGGCCCGAACATGGGCCATCAGCTTCACAATCAAAAATGTATAAACTCATAATGTTAGATCCTCTTAATTTCTACCATGCACTATTTTCATATTTCCACGCATGGAATTGTGCTATCCACATTTCTTGGCCCAAGCGGGTACACATGATCTTGTCGCCCAAATCTTCAGTGCGGACAAAAAGTACGCATTTCAATACCGCATACTTATCGTCCGCATGAATAACCAGGTAGTCATTCCACCCGCCAACCAAAGATACTTTAGCTTTCTCTTCCAGTTTGATCTTGCACATTATCGATATGTTTTTTGTAAAATCGCTTTTTCTGACTGGATTGTTCGCTGTTCAAGGTAATTCTTTTTCATAGTCTGGAAAGCGGAGCCAGGCTTTGAGTTTTCCCTTGCAGCAACAGCGAGCGCCTTAGACTTTTCAGCTAGCAACGATGCAAAATGTGCTAATGTTTCAGCTTGCTCTGAAACACTCTTAGCATCCCACAAATCCGCGTTAAAGGGAGAAGCTGAAACAAAATCTTTCAACTGGTTTACTTTGTCATACAATGAAAAATATTTTGGCATAATTATTACTCAAAGAGAGGACCAATTAGGATGTTTGAGTGCGCTTCAACACCAACCCACGGTACCTCCATAGACATAACGTGCTCATGCACATACTTTGGTTTAATGTGTTTATCGTTTCTAGAAGATTGCCTCTTGTTTAGAGTTTGTTCTGAGATAAAAAATTCTACAGTTGTCACGTGATACCCCTTTTCAATGAGTTCGCGTGTATAACGAAGTCTGCGCTTTTTTGATCTGTTCGTGTTATCAATAACGATTGGCATTTTGCTCTTAACAATCATGTTAAAACGTGTTTTAACATAAACGTCAAACTCCTTAGAGTTCTTGTCGTTCATGTGAATCTCATACCAATACCTGTCATACCACTCTTGATCCCCCTCATCAGGCTGCTTTGTCATCCCGAGTACCGTTGTCGCAAACTCCAACCTGAGATCATCTTCACTAATAGAAGCAAAATCACCTTGGACATTATTTTTAACCCACGTGCTTTTACCAGCGCCCGATGGCCCCACAAGCACAAGACATTCTGAATTCCCATTTGGTTTATTTAGAATGCTGGGTGCAACAGTACTAAAATCTTCAATCCAGGTTTCGACATTTTTCAACTTTTGTTCGTGGTCATCAGAAATTCTACCCCTTGCATCAGAGCGAAGCATGTCAAAGAACACGTTTTTAGAACAATGGCCAACAACTTCAAGGTGATGAAGAGCAGCAGACAAATCTGCGCGCTTCTTTTCATTCTTCAAACCATAAGGTAGGTGGTGTTCAATCATAAATTTGATAGTACGTGCATCAATCAAATTCAATCCTAGCGACTGGAACGCATCCCAATTTTCGCGTGTGGCAGTCACAAATGAAATGAATTCATTTGCTGATACCTTCTCATGACCTGCATAAGAACGATAAACGCCAGAACCGTCTTTCTTGTCGAGCGTTTCTTCAGCCTCTGGCTTTCCAAAGTCATGAAAAAGCAATGCTACACGGGTAAGCATCTTATCACGTTCACTGCGTTCACACGTAGACAAGATCTTTTCATACTCACCAAGTACCATTTTGGTATGTTCCCATACGTTTGCTTCACGGTGCCATGGAGAATTTTCAACGGTTTCACGCATAACATGCGCGATTTCGGAACGTTCAACAAAACTAAAGAAGTTTTCAAAAGACATATTAATCAATCCTGCTTTCAACTTTGACATCACACTTACCCAAAATACCTGACTCTTGCAAAACTTTTGCAAAAGCCTTAGCACCTTGAATTTTTGCATTCATACTTTGGGTGCTGCTGCCAGAGGGATTATAGACGGTGAGACCACCCGAGAATGTATCTACCCACCCTAATTTATGGTCAACCAAATACTTTACCAGAGGCCCACGTGCGGGCCTGATTTTTACCCATGCAAAACCGCAAGGGAACCAATCATGCGTCTTATCATACTCATCCGTGGCGCGAGCCGCAGCATCAAAAGCAATCGCTAGAGTGCTTTGAATTTGTTGAGCAGAAATTTTAGTGGTTACGTTTGTTTGTGTCATAACTAATTATAACACAAAACAGGTTAGCTTTACATTGTTGATAAAATGTACTCTAAATTTTTCTTACGCATGCACAAAAATTGTCCTTCAAACCAAACCTCTTCTCTACCATTTAAAGTCCCAATTTCTGAAACATCTATTAGTCGTGATTTGCCACCTGCCCTGTTTGAAAAAGTATTTTCATACTTAAGAGCTTCCATTAGACCATTATCATCTGCAAACATCTCTATAAAAATAGAGATTTCTTCTGTAGCGCGTTCGTCACCTTTAACCGAATCTAAAAGGCCTTTTAGTTTAGAAATTAAATTTGTGGGATCTATATCTTTCTCTGAAAAACTCACTTGTATCTTTTGCAGATAGTAAATCAGCGCCGAGATTTTTGAGCCTAGATTTTTTACAGTAATTGATTCGAAAATAGTGTCATCATCCAAACGACGATCAATAGCAGAAGGGTTAATCTTTACTCGTAACCCCCATATGTCATTTGTTGGAATTACACCAAGCTTAACACCATTTTTTGGCAAAATACAATAAACATCGCCACTTTTTCTTGATTCAGCCCAACCTTCTGCTGTAGTCCAATCAGGGGTGCAAATGGTGGACTTTGTTCGGCGCGGCCAATTAGCATTTTTTGGGTTAGATTGTAGAAGCTTAGTATAAATTTCCCCACCTGGTAAAGGGGTCCTTTCGCTATTTGTTCTGTCGATAGCAGCAAAAGGGCCATAAGATGTACTCATGCCCCTTAAAAGGTAATCAGCATTTTTCAGACATTTATACGAATCTGAGTATTCGTCACTTCGTAATAACTGAATAAATTGCTCTGTGGTTAATTTCTCAAAGCTTTGCTCTTGCAGTAAAAACTGTTTAAAAGT